GTATCTGCTGATATTAAAGGAGGAACTGATGAAAAAATTAAGGCTTTGAACTATGCAAATTTAACTGCTGTATTAACAAAAGCAATCCAAGAACAACAAGCTATAATAGAAGATTTACAACAACAAATTAACGAGGTAAAAAATGGCGATTAACTATACATGGGATGTCAAAACTGTAGATGTTAAAGAAATAGACGGCAACGCTGATACTGTCTTTAATGTGCATTGGCGATTAAACGCTGAAGATGATGCTAATACTGTAAAAGATATGCAAGGTAATGATATACCTGCTACTGCTTCAGTATATGGTACGCAATCTTTAGATACTTCTGATTTATCAAACTTTACCGCTTTTGCAGATTTAACTGCTAGTGACGTACAAGGTTGGGTTGAAGCAGCTATGGGCGAAGAAGCAGTTACCAATATAAAAACTGGTCTTGATGCTCAGATTGATGAATTGGTAAATCCTGTAGTGCAAACAAAAACTATAGGCGGTTAAAATAATATATAATTTCTGATTATGGCAGATACATTTACTACTAATTTAAATTTAACCAAACCAGAGGTAGGAGCTTCTACAAATACTTGGGGTGGCAAAATCAATACAGATCTTGATACTGTTGATGGTATTTTTGCTGCTGCTGGAGATGGTACATCAGTAGGCCTTAACGTAGGTTCTGGCAAAACTCTTACAGTTGGCGGTACGTTAGATGTAAATGGCACGATTGATTGTGAGGGTGGTGCGATTGACAATACTACTATTGGTGCAAGCACCGCTTCTACAGGAGCTTTTACTACGCTTAGTTCTTCTAGCACAGCAACATTAGCTAATATTACTTGCGCTGGCACTTCTACTTTAACTACAGTAGATATTAATGGCGGTGCAATAGATGGCACGGCGATTGGTGCTAATTCTGCTAGTACAGTTGCAGCAACTACTGTTGCAGCAACTACTGTAACCGCTTCATCACACGTTAATACTACAAGCGGACAATTTCAGGTTAATGGTACAAATATTTTTAATTTGATATATCCAATAGGATCAATTTATATAAATGCTAATACCTCTGCAAATCCATCAACTTATTTAGGTATTGGAACTTGGTCAAGATATGGAGAAGGCAGAGTTATAGTAAGTCAAAAGTCTAGCGACTCTCAGTTTGATGGTTTAAATGAAACAGGTGGTTTTAAAACTCATACACTTACAGTAAATGAAATGCCAAGTCATAATCATGGCGGTATTTTTCCTGCTGGTGCTTCTGGTAGTTTTACACAAGCATTTGATGTAGATCATCCTCAATCTGGTGCTGATTTAACACATCAAAAATTCACAAGTTATACAGGTGGTGGAGCAGCTCACAATAATTTACAACCTTATATTGTTGCTTATGTTTGGCAAAGAACAGGTTAATTTTAGGTAAAGCCATGCCTTTGGTACAAATAACACCCCCAGCAGGAATAATAAAAAATGGCACAGATTATTCCAACAAAGGTCGTTTTGTTGATGGCGATTTAGTACGTTTTGAAAATGGTTATTTGAAGCCTTTAGGTGGTTGGACATTTTTTAGACAAAATCCAATCGGTACATTTTTTAGCGGTACAGTTACAACCGCATCATCAAGCGCAAACATAACTGTAACCACGACTGTTACACACAGTTTGTTAGTTGGCGATACGATTGTCTTAGAAGATTTTGCAGCTACAGGCGGTATTACTGCCAATCAAATCAACACAACTTTTACAGTAGCAACTGTGCCTTCAACCACGACATTTACTGTCGCTACAACTGGTACTGGTACATCTGCTGCAACCTCTGTTGCATCAAGAGTTATTCAGCCAGCAGTTCCAATAGGTATGTATTCTTACAAAACCAATAATGGTGAAGAAGTCTTAGCTATTGGCACTAGATCTGGTGTAAATGTCTTTTATGATAATGCTTGGTATGACATAACGCCTGCTGGTTTTGTTGGCGATGATGTTATTACTTCAACTGGTTATGGTGCATATCACTATGGCGTAGAAGATTGGGGAGATGCTAGAAGTCAATCAGGCATACAATTTGATACCAAAAGTTTTTCGTTTGCTAACTGGGGTGAACACTTAATATTTTGTTTTGCAGGCGATGGCAAGATATATCAATGGCGACCTGATGCTGGTAGTGGCAGTCCAGATACGATAGCTACCGCAGTAACTAACGCACCTACTGGGTGTCAAGCAGTTATTGTCAGTAATGAAAGACATTTGATAGCTATAGGTTCTGGTGGAGATCCTCGAAAGATAGCCTGGTCTGATAGAGAGGATAATACTACTTGGACTTCTTCTGCTAGAAATACTGCTGGTGATTTACAAATAGCCACAGGTGGTCAAGCAAATTACGCAGTCAAGTTTGGTAACGATATTATTATTTTTACCGATGTTGGTATAAACAAGCTGTACTACACAGGTAGTCCGTTTGTTTATGGCATACAAGATGCTGGGGTAAATTGTAAAGCAATCAGTCCAAGATCAATCATATCTTCTGGTGGCTTCTTATCTTGGATAAGTGAAAACTCTTTCTTTACTTACGATGGTAGAGTTAGAGAACTTAAATCAGATGTCCATGATTTTATCTTTGACAACTTACAACAAAACACCCAGCAAGCTACCTTTGGCGCACACAACATTGACTACAACGAAATCTGGTGGTTTTTCCCAGTAGGAGATGTAGATCAATTAACACCAAACAAATATATTATTTGGAATTACTTAGACAATGTTTGGTCTATCGGTTCATTAGATAGAGGTTGTTGGATAGATCAAGGTGTCTTTAACAATCCAATAGCTTGTGATTCTAGTGGCTTTGTTTATGAACACGACAAAAGAGCTTTGTTTAATTCACCAGGATTGGGAACAAGAAAGCCTTTTTGTCAAACAGGCCCATTAGAAATAGGTAATGGGGATCGTGTTGCACAAGTAAATCAAATCTTACCTGATGAGGAAACTACAACCTTGCCAGCAATAACTTTAAGTTTTACTGGTCGTTTTACACCATTAGGTGCAGAAACAGACTTTGGTAGTTTTTCTTTCAATGCTGATGGTTATACCGATGCTAGATTTTCTGCTAGACAAGTGCAGATGAAAATAGAAGGCGATGTTACGCAAGACTTTCAAGTTGGCAAGATTAGATTAGATGTGCAACCTAGAGGTCGTAGATAATGGACTTTGATGCTAAACCGCAATATATTCAAAGAGCAACAAACGTAAAACACTCTTTTGCAGCAACTACACAGCAAACTATTTATACTGCACCAAGCGGTGATGATTTTACCTTTGCTGTAATAGAAGGCATATTTGCTTGCGATCATGGCAACCAACAAACCAATTTAGACATATCAATAACTGATACCAGCTCTAACGAGTTTTTTATATTTAAACAACATAATATAGCTGCACATGGCACAGAAGAATTAGTAGTCAATGCAGGTCTTATTTTAACGCAAGGCGAGATTGTCAAAGCGCAAGTTAATCATGCAAATATAGATTTGGTTATTAGTATTATTGAATATGCAAAGGGTGATTAAAAAAGAAGATTGGGAACTACAATGGGATTATTGCAAGCAATTTATTGAGCCTGCTCTAAAACATCAAGATTCCTATACAATAGACGACATAGAAGATAAAATAAGGCATGGATTTTTCCATCTGTGGCCAGGTAAGGAATCAGCCTTTATAACTGAGATTGTTACTTATCCACAGCACAAAGTAATGAATTTATTATTTTGTGGTGGCAAATACGAAGAACTAGAAGCAATCTTAGCTTCTATTGAAACTTTTGCTAAAGCCATTGGTATAAAAAGATTATATGGTGGTGGTCGTAAAGGTTGGCTTCGTAAAATTGAACATCTCGGCTTTGAACGAGAGTATATGATTAGAAAAGAATTATGAGTAAAGGCGCAACAACACAAACAGCAGAAGTACCTGATTATCTACAAGATCTTTATACAGAAGCATCTAGGCGAGGATTAGAAGCTGCTGATATACCTTTTCAGCCATACACAGGCGAAATGGTTGCTGGTTTTACACCAGACCAAATGCAAGCTATGCAAGCAACTAGAGGATTATTTGGTCAAGCTATGGCTCTTGATCCTAGAAGCAATTTAGCTGCTTTGGCAAGACAAGGCACACCTACTGTGCAAGCTGCATCTTTACTAGATACCGACATAGCTCGCTATCAAGATCCTTACACAGAACAAGTCTTAGAACCTGCATTAGCAGATATTCAAAGACGACAAGACATAGCGCAACAACAAGCGCAATCCAGAGCAATAAGAGCTGGTGCGTTTGGTGGTAGTCGTTCTGCTATATTAGAATCAGAAGCGACTAGACCATTTGCTGAAGAAGCAGCACAAACAATCGCTGGCTTACGTTCCAGAGGATTTGGTCAAGCATTAAGTATGGCTGAAAGAGATGCAGCTCGTAGGCAACAAGCAGCGCTTGGTCAGGCAGAATTAGAATTAAGAGCCAGGCAACAACAAGCTGGTTTATTAGGTGGTGAGTTAGGCGAACAATATCGTACGCTTGGTTTATTATCTGGTATCGGTGGACAACAACAAGCATTAGAACAAGCTAGATTGCAAGCACAACGAGCTGAGTTTGAAAGAGAACTTGGCTTCCCTGCTTATCAATTAGGACTTTTACAAGCAGCTTCAGGACAAATATCTCCTGCGGTTATTGGACAAAGACAACAAAAAGAAACTGGCTTGGGTGATATTTTAGCTGCTGGTGCAGGCTTAACTGCGGCAGCTTTTTCAGGTGGGTTAGTTGGTGGCCCTGGGGGAAAGTAGGTGGTGACATGATGGCTATTAATACTACAGGTGGTGCTGGAATGTATGGGGGTTATGCTTAATCATGGCTAAAAAAGAAGTAAGAAGAACGCCATTAAATGAAGGAGTAAATCTTTTAGATGCTTTTGATTTAATGAATCAAAGACAATCTTCTGGAAGTCTTGCAAGAATACAGTCAAGACGTAATATAAACCAACCAATTGATAATACAGAGTCTTTATTAGCTAATGTGCCAAGCCAAGAAAATATGGTTATGCCTGTTTCAAACGTACCTAATATTGGTTTGTTAAATACAACTCAACAACAACCAAATATTGCAAACAATGTATTTGGTATGTCAAACAACATGCAATCGCAGACTGCGCAACAACCTATATCTGATAGAAATCAAAGAATTGGGTATATGTTAGCTGCTTTAAGTGATGCGTTTGCTGGTAGAGATGTTGCTGGTCGTGCTTTACAAAGAGGACAAATTTTAAGACAACAACAAGCAGAGGAAAGGCAAAGACAACAACAAATTCAAACACAACAAACTTTACAACAATATTTAACGCCAGAACAATATTCTTTTTACTTAGCTGGAGTTCCTTTGAGTGATATTGCAGAATTTACATCACAACAAAGAACAGACAAATCTATAGAACAACTACAACAAGAAGCTACAGAAAGTGCTATTCCATCAGAAGGATTAGAAAATTTAGAAGAAGCCTTTGGCGGTGCTGACTACTTACAACAAGGTATAAATGTTGCTCTTGGCCCTTTTGTTGGAACTCTTGCGCCAGAAACAAGCGAAGCGACTAGAGCAAAAAATGTTTTAAATGAAAGATTAAGAGAAACATTTGTAAGCGAGTATTCTGGTAGACCAAGTGTTTATATAAGCCAAAGAGTAGATCAATTATTGCCGACTTCTGGATTTATAAGTGAGTCTGAAGCAGCAAATCAATACAGAGAAATACAAAGAGTTTTAAAACAAGGAGCTCAAGAATTGGAATCAAATATAAAATCTGGTTTATTTAAAGGAGTAGAATTACAAAAATTACAGAATGAATACAAAAAATCAACGCAATTAATAAATGACATAACAATTGGTTTATCTAGTTTGCCAAAAAGAAGAACAACTCTTGAGCCATCACAACAAGTGCCAGAAACATCACAACCTGGTAGCTTTGATGATTATTTCACAAATACCTAAATAAAAAATGGTACAAGAAATTTTAAAAAAAGCTGAAAGCGAAGAAACTAATAGAGCTATTTTTAATCAATTAAAACTTGATGGCAGCAGATTATTAAAAGCAGGCAAAATTGATGCAAAAACTTATTATGCTAAAACTAGAAATGCTGGTATTCAATTAGGGCTTGTTGATGAAAACGATTATCCTGGAAGAATACCAAAATGGGCTGAAAATACTTTAGAAATAATAGGTGGAACAGCAGGAGCTGTTGGTGGCTTTATTCTCGGTGGCCCTGTAGGTGCAGCAGCAGGCGCAGGAACTTTATCTGGAGCTACATCTGTAGCTGTAGATTTTCTTGGCGATTTAATTGCGCCAGATATGCCTTCTCCTTCAACAGAAGAAAGAGTAAAAGATGCTGTTACAACAGGAACTATTGATGCTGCTTTAACTTTAGCAGCTCCTGTAGCTGGTAAAGCATTAAAACCACTTGTTACAAAAACTGTAGATAAATACAAATCTGCAAAAGAATCTTTAAAAAGAACAGGCCCAGATGGAGAAGCTAGAGTTAATTTAGCAGAACGAGCTTTAGGTCTTACAGATGAAGCATTAGAAAATGCTAAAACATTAGCAGAAGAAGGAGTTCCTTTATCTTTAGGACAAGCAAGTTCTTCGCCTTTTACCAGAGGTATGTACACAGCAGTAAGTCGTATGCCTATAGTTGGTGGGCCAGGACAAAAACAATTATTAGAAACTTTTCAAGCGGTTGATAAAGCCTTAGACACAAGAATAGCTCCAACAGCAAAAATACAACCTTTAACAGAGGTTGAAAGATCAAAAATAATTAAAGATGTTGGAATGGAATCTTTTAAAGATTGGCGCAGTTCATATAAATCTGTTTATAAAAGAGCAGAGCAACAAGCAAAAAAACAAGGCGACTTTTTTAATATAGCACCTGTAAGAGCTGCTGCATTAAGAGAAAGACGAGAAAGTAAGTTTGCAAAAATTCCAAAAGATGTGGAAGATTTAATGTTGGATATAAATTTATATGGACAAGATGCTTTGATTGGAGCTTCAAAAAGAAAAGGAGCAGACATAGTAAAACCAAATTTAAATTTTGATGATATTAAAGCTCTTGATGAAAGGTTAGGAGATTTATCTAAAAAATACGATCCTGCAAAATCACAAGCTCCAAACAATGCTGCTTTTAAAGCTGTAACAGCTATGCGAAAACAAATGAAACAACAACTTAGAGATCCTCAAACAATTCATGGCAGACTTTACACAGCAGGAGATAGACTATTTAAAGAATACATGACATTGGTTGAAGGTAAGACAGGTAAAGAATTTCAAAAAGCATTAACAAGAGGAGCTTTAAGACCTGGTTTTGGTAGACCACCTTCTACTAGAATAGAAGATTTATACAAAAAAACTTTTAGTGATGCTAAATCACCAGGAGCGGTAAATGAGCTAAGAACATTAGTTGGTAATAGGCAAATGAATATTTTAGCAGCGAACTATTTAGACGATGTATTTACAAAATATTATAGAGGAGAAAAAAGAGATTTTAATGGTTTATTTAAAGAATTAGGTTTTGATAATATTAAAAGCAAAAATTATCAAGCTACTAAAAATCTTCTTAAAAATTATAAATCAGCAGTTAGAAATCCAGTAACAGGCAGATTAGAAATGAAAGCCGTTGAGCTTGATGATTTATATAAATTTATGAGCGTGTTAAAAGAATTTCCTGAAGCTGTTCCTGATGTAAATACATTTATAGTTAGATCTGCTGCTTTAAGAGCTGCAAGCAATTTAGGGCCTACCGCAATAATTGGTGGAACAGGACTATCATTGTCTGGCGGTGGTTTTTTTGCTTCCCTAGCTGGAGCAGGATTTTTAAGACTATTTAATCAATTTTTAGCACAGCCAATAAATAAAAGTATGTTAAGAGATGCTATTAAGGGCGGAAAGGATAAAAAAGAAACTTTTATGAGGAAGTTTTTACAATTTATTCCTAAACTTCCAGACGTACCTGTTAGCGCAATAGCAGCACAACCATTAGTACCTGTAGTAGAACAATCAATGACAGAATAAAATGTCCAGAGCCACAGAAAAGTTGGGAAGGCACGGTGAATACTATACAGCCAGCATCCTCTCGCTTGAATCTGATACAGTTTGCGTTCTTCCTCATGGCTCACACGCTGACATAGTGTTCGAAATAAATGACACCTTGTACAAGTGTCAAGTTAAAACCAAATCTAAAAAAACCAAAGGTCATAACTATTGGAAGTTTGATTTAAGGCGTGGCTCACATACCAAAGAAAGATCCTACAAGGATGGTCAAATAGACATCTACGCACTCTACGCACAACCTTACAACTCCATCGTTTTTCTTCCTGTCAAACATACTACGCAAGTTGCAAGCTATACTGTTCAAGATCAAGATATGAAAGACAACGACAGTCGAGATTCACTTTTCAACGCAATCAAGTCATTATCTAACTAACAATCACTAAACTACTTGCTTTATCACTTTACCTCGTTTAGTATTCTTTTACTAAAAAGGAGAAACAATGAGAGAACCCAAAGACTTAATCATTTTATTATTGCTTGGCATTATCCTTGCGTTCGTTTGGAACTTAGAGATTTACTTGGTGTAGTATGAAAAAGATAACCTCAGACAAACTTAACCAAAGCATCAAGCAAGTAGCCTGGACTAATAGCAAAGGCCAGAAACAAATCAGCTACTATCTTAAATATACTTTCAATGGCAAACGCAGAAACATGAAGATTGGTCATGGTGGTATGCCGATACAAACAGTACGCAAGATTGCAAGTGAACTACAAGCCAAGATGTTGCTTGATACTAGCTTTGATCCTTTGGCTAAGAATGACAAGCAGACACCAACGACAGATTATGTCTTTGCTAAATATCAACAACAGTTGGAAATGAATAACAGAAAGACCATTCAAGAGTACGTGCGCTTGTACGAAAAAGACATCAAGCCTGGCTTTGGTCATTTACCGATAGATACAATCAGCAGAGGAGATGTTAAGTCTTGGTTTGATGAACTCAGTTTAAGATCAAAATATACTGCCAATCGTTGTCTAACTATTTTAAAGACTGTCTTTGAGATTGCGATTGATTACGAATACTTGGAAACCAATCCAGCTAGTAGAATCAAGAAGCACGCAGAAGTAAAACGAACTAGACATTACACGCCAGAAGAAAAGCTCAATATCTTTAGAGAATTATTCAGAAGATTAGACGAAGATAAGTCTTTGTTACATTCAGTCAGCTTTATTCTTTTACTTATTTTCACTGGCGCTAGAAAGGGGGAATTAGCTTGTGCTACATGGGATGACTGGCATGGCGATTATATTGAGCTAAAAGAACATAAAACCGATAAAGATGGCAAAACCAGAAAAATTTGGTTGAATTCTCAAAGTCGGAGTGTCATACAGGCTCTACAAGGCGAGAAAAAGAAAAAAACGATACTTGGTATCAAAAATCCTAAAAGGCTCTGGAACAGCGTAAAATTAGCTTGTAACTGCAAAGACCTTAGATTGCATGATTTAAGACATAGTTTTGGCACAATTTCTACCAATGCAGCAAATATTCAAACTTTGCAGACTGGAGAACTTATGGGCCATAAATCTTTAGCCATAATGCAACGCTATCAACATATTGAAGATAAAACGAGTAAGGAAAACATAGAGAAAATCGGTGATGAAATTCTCTCAGGAATTGATTTACCTACAACTTATCAATGACAAAAATTTGTTTAGCCTTTTCAAACGAAATATTATGATCGTCAGCCAAAAAAGTAAGTTTCTGTCTAGGAAAAGATTCTTTGTCTTTGATAGCAGCCATAACAATTTTTTTCTTGGTAACAGTATCGTAAGAGTTCCAGGAACTAATTTGTTTAAGATTGCGACCACAGATACAAGAATCTTTAAGTCCATAAGTTGTAGAGCAAACAGAGATGCAAGGAGAGTCCTCTAATGAAGTGGACAAACCATCCATCTTTAGTTGGTCACGAAAACACATTCTTTGCTCTTTCATATAATTTATGTTTTAATTATATCACTTGGAAGGAAAATTTAACAAACAAGAAAATACTATGAATGACGATAAGAAATTTATTACGGCTAAAGAACTAGCTAATCGTTGGAAGAGATCGCCCAGGACGCTCGCCAATCAGCGTTTACAGGGAGTAGGTTGCCCTTACTACAAAATATCTGGCAAGGTTTTATATGATCTTGAGGATGTGGAGAAAATAGAAAGTGAGAACTTCATCAATAGAGATTAACAAAACAACAGAGCAAGCAAAAACAATGGCGCAACATTCAAAGCATCCGCCTTCTAGTTTATATAGAGATTTAGGTGGCTGTACTGGTTGGAGTTCTTTAGCTCAAGAAGTTGAACAACCTAAAGCTAATTTTGCTGCTTTTCTTGGTACTGCGGTACACGAAATATCTGAAACGATTTTGAAAGATCGTATCGATAATCTGAAAGTAGAAGATTATTGGCTAGGCAAAACCATGATGGTTGAAGATGTGGAAATCAACATTGAGCAAGAGCATTGTGATTGGGCAAAATTTTATACAGATTATGTCAATAAAAGAGAAAAAGAATTAGAAGCAGAGAAATACATTGAGCGTAAAGTTTTTGTAACAGAGATAAATAAAGACTTATATGGTACTGCCGATATTATCTTGGTGGGTAAAGACATCATAGAAGTAATAGATTTAAAGACAGGTACATGGCCTGTCAGTCCAGATAATTACAATCCACAACTATCAACATACGCTTTAGGAGCTTTAGCAGAATTTAATATAGAAGATCCTAAGATGAACGTGATGATGACTATAGTGCAACCGAGAGCCAAAGAGCCAGTTAGAAGTTGGACTTGTAGTGTCGAGGATTTAACGAATTGGGGGTTTGATGTTCTGAAACCTGCTTTGGATGAAGCAGACTCAGAATCTCCAGTATTTGCATATAGTGTCGAAGGCTGTCGCTTTTGTCCTGCAAAATCAATATGTGATGAATATAAAAAAAATACAGAGGTAAAAAATGACTGAAGAAGAAATAAAAAGCCCTACGCTAAACTTGGATGGCAAGGAATATCTTGAAGCTGATTTAAGCAAGGAGCAAATGAATCTTTTGAATACTGTGAAATTTTTACAACCACAGATTCAAGAGTTGGAAAATAAACTGTATGTTCTTAACGATCACAAAGCTAGATTGATTAATGATTTAAAACAATCTTTAGAGAGTGGTGTTGAAGAAGCAACAATTATCGAAACGAAGGAGATAAAAGATGGCACTAAGTAATATAAGAAAGAAAACCATACAGAAACCGCCTAAATTTGCTTTGATGGCAGAAATGGGATTTGGTAAAACTACGGCAGCAGCTTTATTAAATAATCCTATCTTTGAGGATTTAGAACAAGGTATGGGTAAAGTAAAAACTGTTGATGGTAAAGATCCTCATGCTTTTTCCGATTCCAAATCATTTAATGATGTCATGGCAAACATAGACCAGTTAGTCAATGAAGAACACGATTATAAAACTTATGTGTTGGATTCATTATCTAAGTTTGAATTATTTGTTTGGCAAGAAACCATGAACAGATACAACATAGATAGTATGGAAGCTAACTGGTATCAAGGCTATCAAAAAGCTGTTGTGCTTTGGTTGGAGTATCTTAAAAAACTAGAATTATTAAGAGATAAAGGCATGACAATTATGTTAATTGGTCATGTAGATACTGAAACAGTAGATGATCCTTCTGTCGAAGTGCCTTATCGAAGATATGTTTTAGATGTGCATAAAAAAGCTAGACCAGAGATTATTCAATGGTTGGATTGTTTGTTTTTTGCACAAATGAAAAAAGGAACTGTGATTGTTAAACAAAATGGTAAGACTGAAACCAAAGTTAAACAATCAGCAGATGAAAGAATTGTTTGGTGTAATGAACAAATATTTTGCCAAGCAAAAAATCGTTACGCATTACCAGATCAATTAGTTTTAGATTGGGATGTCATTAGACAAGAGATGGTTAAGTAATGGAAGAAGAAATAATTTATTGTGATGAATGTACCAAAGAAGCTATTTATAAGGCAGAAGGGTTATTTCTTTGCGAAGTGTGTTTGAGTAAATCCAAAAAAAGTGAGGTAAAAATATGGACTTAAATCAATATATGGAAGGTGGCTTAGAAGTAGGTCAAGAAGATGAACCGATCAATCCTGGAAAATATACGATGCATTATATTTCTGAACAGGAGATGCGTAATGATAGTGGGTGGGTTGGAATAAAACTTACGTTTGCTATAAGTCAATGCAAAAAGTTTGGTGGCAGGTTGGTGTCTAGTTTATTCACAGTTGCTAATCCAAACTCTCCTAAATCGGTAGAGATTGGTAGAACTGAGTTGTCAGCTTTAGCTAGTGCTTGTGGTTTGACTACTCTTAAAAATACTGAGGAACTAAAAGGAATTGATTTTACTGCTATGGTAAAAATTAATGACAATGGTTATCCAGAGATTGATAGTCAATATGGAAAGGGTTTTGGTAAGGCAGAGCAAGGCGAATCAAT